CTACTTTCCCATAAAAACTAACTGTATTCTTACAATACATCTGCCCATCTGTGTCCACATGCCAAGAGTTCGGTCCTGCTTGGTTCCAGTTATTGCCCCAATTGGCCCAGAAAGCTGTCTTAGTACCGCCACCAGCTCCATTCCCCATACCGACCGAGAATTGATTAACACCAGAAATCCAGCGACCGCCTCCATTATCAAACTGCCCCAAAGTGAAACCTCCAATTTCGCCTTGGTAGGCTTGTAAGAAGGTTGAGCTAGACACAACAGATTCAATCTTAGTTGTGAAGATTTCCTTAGATGTCAACTTGTCAATTAAGGCATCCCTAGCGGTCAGATTTTTGATTAAGGCATCATCTACGCTGATTTTATCGCCTGTAACTGCTCCTGCTTTAATCGTATCTGCAGTCACAGACCCAGCTGCTAACTTCCCGGCAGTTACCGCACCATCCACAATCATGTCGGATTTTACTCTGACTTTCGGAGCGATAATGTCAACGCCTTTCGAACTGGTCGAAATGGTAGAGGCTAACTGCTCACCAGTCAAGGTAGTAGATCCGATAGTCACACCTTCGGGCGTCACTTGTACTCTCGCACTGTTAGCAGCGTCTCGCACTTCCTGCCTAATTTCTTTGGCCGTCTGCGCAATGGCACTCTTGACATTCTTGTCAAAAAATTGAGTCAGCGCCCCTTGATTATTCTGCTGGATTTTGCCCCAGAGAGTGCTGTTTGGATCTCTCAATTCCAGTTCAATAGAACGCATATCCTTGAAGAGACCTGACAAGGTGCGTTGCGTGACAGTAGGTTCCACAAAGTTAGTCGGGAAATCTCCCTGCTCCAACTGGATATCTGTCAGCACCGTATCACCCACACAGCCCATGTGATGAAGCTTCAGCAGTTCATCTCGTGTCCGTGGCTGAAATACCTTGTAATACCGTCCGTTATGCTCCAAAGCAGGCGAACGAACGTTTTGAATGGTAATATCCATGTGTTACCTCATTCTGTCATATAAAACAATATCTTTATAATCATTTCTAAACCAGTGTCGTGTCAAATTAGATAAAGCTTGACGCTTGCTTGCTTCATCTACTCCTGCATCTTCATTTTGACCTAGTAAAAACACAAAAGATGGATTAGGTGTTGATAAATTATAGGCATATACTTTGACGAACTTTTCTTCTATCCTCAAATAGTAGTACCCTGAGTTTAATCCTACATATCGATACGAGAATCGAGTGTAAAAGTCTAAAGTAGCTGACTGATAGTTAATATTTAATATAGTCAATGACAAAGTATTTACAATTCGAAATCTGTATTTTTTCCAAATTAGCTTATCTCCTATATATCTTTCAACAACTTCCTTCCCACCCACATAAATTCCTTCTCTAGCCATACTACCTCCTACGTACTACTGTAGATATCATAGATAGTATTACTATCTTTGTTGGCAATCGCGTCATATTGAGACCTTGTTCCAGACCAATATTTCATTGGTTCCCCACCATTCTGGTTGATGATATTTTGACCAGGCGCTCCATCTGCTCCTCTAGCGCCATCAGCGCCTCGTGCACCAGCTGGGCCTGTTGCGCCGTCACTAACATTATCAAGTCGTGTACTAGCAGCTGCTTTGAGGCCGTTGTACGTTACAACGATGTAAACCTCAAGCCAGCCTCCTGAACGCTGAGAAGCATTCCACTGGCCAAACTTTCCATTTGCATCAGGCGTTTGACTCAGCAAACTTTGCCAGTTATTGTTCCCAAAACCACGGTAGTAATAATCAACAGTATAGCCACTAGTTAACCGAGTTCCGTCATAGTAGACGTCTGCGATCAAATTCAACTGACTAGTCACACCGTTTCGATAGCTTCCCTCAATACGTACATTCGCATTTAAGCTATGACCGTTATCGCCACGCAAGCCCTCTCTCTGTTGACTCGTCAGGTTCTCGAATCGCATAACACCGTCCGCACCTCGTGGTCCTGTTTCCCCACGGTCTCCACGGTCGCCTTTAGGACCTGTTAGATACTGCAAGGCTGAGAAATGGTTAGTCCCATTTCCGACCTTGACCTTGCCTGTATCACTCTCAATGCCTAACTCGCCATCAAGTAAGACCAGAGTGCTACTTGCCCAGTCGTTCGCTGACATACGCTTGTGTTGTACCCTCACTGGGATTGTCTCTGTCATGTTCTTCCTCCATCAAAAATAAAAGTTGGACTCTCGTTCCAACTTCCGTCATATCTTGAATTTTGTCCGTCAGCCACCGTCTTGTAGACTGGCGCTAGTTCAATCCGTCTTGTCTGATTATCAATCATCACAGACTGCTCTACATTCTGATACCAGTCCCCTGAGAATGTCAGACGATAGGCACCGTAGTAGACCGCCAAGACCTGCTCCTCTTTCTGAACAAGGTCTTTATCAATCGCTGGCATGACTGTATTAGCAGGCGCTAAATGGACGTGTCCACCATAAAATGGATTCTTATTGACTACCACAGTCACATCTGTTTTGCCGTAAGGTGTACAGGTTGCTGACCAGCTTATAACGTATTTCTTACCAACTTCAAAGCCCTCTCCGTTGTGGCCGACTTCCACGAAATCCGTTCCGTAACTGATTTTCTTAGCCGTGCCACCATTCAAGCGGTTCTTATTGTACTGGGTATTCCCGTCCCCACCAATCAAGCTCGCATTAACCCTTGCAGTTTCACTGACCTGTTCCAGTTTCTTACTCAGTTCAGCAATTGAGTCCGCACCACTCATCAACTCTTCACGGATTAGCTTCACGAACCCAGGACGCTCTTTCTCCATTTCTTCATGGATCTTGGTTTCCATTTCTTCCGCCTTAGCCTTGTACTGCTCAATAGCGTCCGTGATGTTTTTTTCATGCTTGGCAAATTCAGCATCAAAGGCACGGTTAGAGTTGGCGATTGCACGCTCCAGCATAATGTCAAATTGTGTTTCTTGCTTGTCCAATATTGCATTTGCTACTGCTGTCACTCCGCCACCATCTCCTCCTGATTTCACTTTGTCATCAAAGGTAATGGTTAGATAGGCTCCCTGTCCGTTGTTTGCTAAACAGTCATACTCGTAGGCAATGGCTTTCTTGTAAACGTCCACATTGTGCTTATAGCTTTTCAGATTAACCGTATCACCCATGTGGACAGTCTGCCCATCAAGTTCATAGGCTTCAATCTTAATGGCATCTGTAGCCTTATCTATGTGTTCGTTAGTAAATTTAGCGCTAGCCCACTTTGTCAACTCATCAACGGTCTGAATGTTATTATTTGTATAACTTCTTTCGTTGATGTAAGGGTAGGCACCAATCAGCGGACTATCAACCGTTATGGCAATCGTTGTATCTTCTTTGGCGCCCTCTGCCTTAAATGTAGATTTAGCGTGGATACGAGTAATAACATTTTGTGAGTTTTTGGTTCGTTGATAGGATTTAAGGTTTTTGTGAGTAGAGATGATAACACCTCTGTCCTCTCCTCGATTTCGCTTGATTGAGATAGCGAAATTATCCCGAACCATCTCTCCTTCCCACGTTCCCACGATTGAGTGAGCGCCATCCATCAACACGCTGTAGAGTGTTTCTACCTCTTTTGTGTTGATGGTTCTCCTGTCTGTGATATCACTAGTAAATGAAAAATCATTGATAGAAGACTTAGCGACTTGTACCAATTGAGAAAGAGCCTGCCAACAACTCTGCTTGTTGACAGACAGCGGATTGATAGACCGCTGCATGACGTCGTCAGTGATGTGGTAAGCAGTGATTTCTAAATGATCATCATTCTCCACTGGTTTTTTGATGCGGAACAACTGCGGACCAATCACAGGCGCTGGTGCCTTTATCAACATATCTTCACGAAAAAGTTGATAAATCTCAGAGTCCGTGATAGGGTAGCGAACAGTAAGGGTAAAATCCCCGTTCATTTGCTCTTTGATGATAGCTGAAGTCGCTTCATGTAGTGGAATACCGTTCCATTTAACATTACGAGTATCGCTTTCAAGCAAATATAGCATTATGCCCACCCCCAGACAGTCTCAATCGTCATGGAACTGATACCAGCGCCTAAGACAATCCCGACATCTTGTTTCTTGATTGGGTCAATCGTGATAAAATCCCCTGTCCACTTAATTCTGGAACCTGTTCCGTCCAAGAAACTAGGGTTGTTAGGGTTATTTACCATGATAGCTTTTCCAGACAGTCTTTCTAAGCGAATGACCTGCCTATCCACGGTAAAACTAACTTCAGTCGTACTCTGGCCAGTTATGGTAATTGTCGGAAAAGCCAAAGCAGAGCCCTTGGTTCTTAAAGTGCCACTTCTTGAGAAGATCTGATTGTCCGTAGCTTTAAAAAATTTTGTAGGATGACACTCAAATGTGACTTTGAGCGCATAATATCCTGCACGATTTCTAGTAGTCTCGGAAATTTTTACCTTGTAACACCACATCTTAGTGGTTTTAACACGTTCACTTTCAAGCCAAAAGTTTTCCCTGGCAAAGAGAGCCAGAAAACGGTTCAAGTCCTCTTCTTTTGGTTTGACTAAGTGAAGTGTATAGGATTTCTCAACCATCCCTCTATGATGATTGGTTTGCAGGATAGCTCCGCTAATTCCATCATGCTCCCATAGTTTTGTCTTACTATTGGCAATCACGATGGATGGCGCTTCTTCTACAATGACATCAAAAGGAAAAGAGGAGGTTGCTACACCATCAATCACCAATTCATTATGTTTGATCATGCGATTCCTCCTCTGAGTTGTGTTTTCCGTTGCAGTTCATCTGCAATCTTTTGAGCGACAACATCAGCAATGCGATTGATATCCATCTCTTCACTGATGTTGTTTCCGCTAATGCTGACATTGATAACAGGAGACAGACCTCCCATAGTTTGAGCAATTCCACGACCGATAGCTCCCAAGGTGCGTTCGTTTAGTGGTAAGACAGCCTCATTTCCAGCCTCTCCACCAACCATCAAACTATTTCCGTTTGAACCGAAAACAGTCGGCTTGGTCAAGATACCACCCTTGGCATACCACTCTACGCCAATGCTTGGCAACCCGTTACTCAACCAGTCAACTGGGTTAAGAGAACCGCTAATGCTAAAGTGTGGTAGAGGGATGTGAGGCCATCTAAATTCAAAGTTAAAGAATCCCTTAATAGCTTCAATTGCACTACCGACTAAATCCCTAGCTCCGTTAATGGCATTGCCGATTGTATCTTTAATACCGTTCCAAATGCTACTTGCGGTTGATTGAATACTATTCCAGATATTGCTAATCGTATCTCTTATACCGTTAAAGACACTTGAGACCGAACTTGAAATACCATCAAATATTCCTGAAAGAGTGGACTTGATACCATTCCAAACAGTTGATGCAACCGTTGAGATGGTGTTCCAGATGTTAGACAATAGCTGCGCTATGCCATTAAAAATAGTCCCAATGACGCTTGCAATCCCATTCCAGATTGTTTCTCCGACGCTCTTAATGGTTTCCCAAGCGCCCGACCAGTCACCAGTAATGATCTGCATCACTGCCTTGATAATACCCAAAACAACATTGATAGCTGTTTCAACTACCGTTTTAATCACTTCCCAAACTGTAGAAGTAACAATCTGAATGTTATTCCATGTCCCTTCTATAAGTGGACCTAGAACAGTCATAACAGCGCTAATGATAGCGGAAATGCCAGTCCAGACTGCGTCCGTAATAGAACGGATTAATTCTTGGTTTTCAGTCCACCAAGTTACAACCGTTCCAAAAATACTCATGATGAAGTTTGAAATTTCACCTACAACAGTATTGATGACAGATGAAATAGCCTCCCACACAGTTGTGACTGCGTTGCGGAATCCTTCATTCGTTTCCCATAAGTATTTCAAAATAACAACGACCGCTGCCACTGCAGCAGCTATTGCAGCTGCTGTCCCAATAATTGGTAACGCGGCGGCAATCATGCCTCCTATTGACACCTCAAGGGCGGTTGCAGCTGCTTGTAAGGTTAGGAATATCGGTGCTAAGATACCAACAACAGTAACAACTGTCCCTAAAATGACAACAAATTCTTTAATCGGACCAGGCAAAGTACCAAACCAATCTGCCACACCTTTTATAATGTCTCCTAAAGCTTGAAACACAGGAATCAACATTTCCAAAAGAGGCTGACCTAATGCAGCCAAAGCATTAGTCCCGGATTGTTTTAGATTCCCCATGACGTTTTCTAAGCCGTCAGATTCTCTTGCAGCTTGACCAAGTGCCCCAGAAAGTTCATTCCCGTCTTCAACCATTTGAAGCAAAGTTAATTGCTTTTGCGCTTCGCTCAAATCCTTGAATGACTTGCCGTACAGTTTATTTGCTGCCGCATTACGAGTTGTTTCTGTTGCAGATATCCCCAAAGCCGCATCGTTGGCAAAATTTCCTTTAAGAAATGATTGAAGGCTCTCAGTAACACTTTCAATAGATTTGTCATAAAAAGCAGCACCATCTGCCGCTGCCTTAGTTGCCCTAGTAGATAAATCTAAGGCTTGAGCTGTATCTAGACCAGATGTTTTTGCAAAGGAGGCCATTTGGGTGAAACTTCCTTGTAATCGTTCTGGTACAATAGACATTTCTTTCCCAATATTATTAAGAGCTTCTCTAGCTTGACCTTCCATATCCCCAAAAACTGTACTAAATTGGGCATTACTTGCTTGCATTGAAGCAGCGGCTTCAATAGCTTCTTTCCCAACGTCAACAAGTTTTTCTGAAATATCACCCAACTTCTCACTAAACTGTTGGAGTAGTTCAGCTCTTGCAGCTTTAGCTATCTCACCCAAGCTTTCTTGTGCGCTATCCGCTACAGACTTAGTCCCCTTCATCTCATCGTTGAGATTGTTAAAAGCAGTCTTGGCATTATTCAGCTCTGATTCCATCTTGTTAGCTTCGGCTGAGTTTTCACCATATTCTTTTTTAGTGATTTCTAACTGCTTTTCAAGGTTTTCAATTTGACGAGAGACAATTTCAGACTGTGCACCAATCTTCTTTTCAGCCAATGCCAACTTATCAGCTTCACTAGCGTTGGCACCCATCTGGCTTTCTTGCAGCTTAAACGAACTAACGACTTTTTCAGATTCGCTGGCAAGTAGTTTCTGCTCATTCTGCAACTCTTTCAGTTGGGTTTGGTTGCTATA